GCTCTCTGTCCTCGAGGGCATAGGCCTCCCCCCCGGTGAGGCTTGTTCGTATTTTACCCATAGATAAATTTAAGGGTTACTATTCTTTGGCCAGCCTGTAAGCTGAGCCAGGCGATGCGTGGCGTATAGTATCTTGAGGGTTTTATCGTATTTGTCAACCCATTCCTGGTGCCACTCTGCGTCGCCGACTTGGGTGGAATCGTATTCGCTGTGGTCGGTTAGGTAGTCGACCCATTCTACGTGGATGCCCCGGCATTCCTCGATGTGCTCGATGGCCTCGCTGATCTGATGGGCCGACGGTAGGGCCAGGGATACCGCTCCGAAGGCGATTAGAAAGACGGCGATAAAAAGTATGGCCACGCGCGCGACGGTGGTTTTCGTAAGGCCTTGTTTGGGCATTTCGTCACCGCAATGGGGTTGAGGTACCCCCTTAAAAAAATTTTGAAGTACCACTGATGCCTGTTTCGTGTGCGCGCGCCCCTTTATTCATTTCGCCAGATCCTCTCGATTCTCTCCAGGATCCCGGGGACTATCTTTTCCTTGGTATAGAGGTCGAGCGTGGGGCCGCATTGACGGAGCCCGACGAAGTTGTCTCCTAGTATCTCCTTAATCTTGTCCCGACGGCTCGTGTTGTGTATGGTTACGTGGTGAAACTCCTCTGCGAGTTCTTTAGGGCTCCTCCCGGGTAGGGGCTTTCTTTCTACCATTCTTGGTTCACCTCATAATCTGAAATCTCCATTGTATAGGAAAACGCTTGGGGGTCCATCATGAAGGTTAAAGCCCATAACGCATCAGCGACGCCATCCCCCGGCACTTTTGCTGTGTGAGTCGTTTTTAATACGCCATCCAACCAGAACTCAACCTTTCCCGTGCTGTCCCCGGAAATCGGTTTTACGAAGATGTCAACTGTGTAATATTGCTCCGCAGTTAATTCAGCCATCTCCTGAGTCTCCACCCCGCCTAGGGCAGTTTCTCTTATCATGGATTGGAGCGTTCTATCTGCACCTACAACTCTACAGATGGCGAATTTATCATTCCCCATAAATCCAAATTGATGATTCCTGTCTGTATCATCGGCTACATCGTTGATCTTGAATCGAATTGTGAGGGTAGGCTTCTTGGCGAAGTCAATGCGCTGTTCCGCTGTTGAAATTATGCACTCATCTGCAAACACCTGTCCTGAGTCCATTACCAATTTATCCTTGGTAACCGTAATTGTGGCCCCGCCATTCTCCACAATGGTATATCCAAAGTCATGCTCGCCCTGAAACTTGTAGAATCTCGGTGTACCGAAGTAGTCCGGGCGTCCCCTCAGCTTATTCAGGCGCAGGTAGTAGTCGCCGTCGTCCAGGTAGTCAAGGGTTATGGGAGGCTCCCAGTCATCCCTCCGAGACAGCTTAGCGAGAACCTCGTCAAGTGAGGGCTCCGCGTCGCCCAGCATGATTGTGGTAACGCATCGCTCAGGAGGGCGGAACGCCCACATCATTTTCTGAACGATCATAGTTTCGCTGTCGAAGCCGTCATCTGTTGAGTCGACGTCGGCGGTCATCCCTGCCCGTATGTTGACGAACTCGTCTTTTACGATTTCAACCCGCTGCTGATCGGAGCTCCACATCACCTCGAGGACGTCGGCGACTTCCTGAGCCTCCGCCACGGTCTTGATCCGGTTATCCTGGTAATACCTCTCCGGTGTCCCGCTGCCCGCCGTCGCCTGAATCGATCTGATGTAGCCACGGACGATTATCGTCCCCGCCTTGTACAGTGACTCATCGATGACCTCTAAGGTGCGGAAGGTGCTGAGGGTTTCACCGCTGACCTCGGCGCCGGCGACGAAGAAGTGGACGTCGTCGTCCTCGTCGACGTAGAACGTGCAGTCGCCTCGGCGGGCGAGTTCCTCGAATGCGGCGCCTACCGTTTTCCCGTCGAAGTCTATGGCAGCGGTCTCTACCCCTGTCGTGGTGTCGACATTGACTGAGGTCAGGACGCCGCTGAAGTAGTGGTCAACCAGGTCGTTAGCGACCCAGCCCACGTCTTTCGCTTCGTATTCGTGGTGGTCGGCGTGCAGGCAATACTTCTCGTAGAGGATGTGGGTCTTGCCGAAGCCGTTGATGATCTTCTGCTTTTGCTTCCTCCGCGTCCTGATCCGGTTGACCGTGCCCTTCAGGATGGTGGTGGCGTTCGTGAGAAGCTCGAAGACGTCGCCTGGCGAGACGGCTACGGCGTATGGGACCGTGAGGTTGAGAATGCCCGCTCGTTCCTCTCTGACAGTGAATTTCAGGGCGTCCTTGCCGACGCCGCCGATTTCAAGGGTGACTGTCATGGTTTTTCACTTAGAGCCTTGACTGCGTCCTCATGAGGATGTAGTCGGATACTTGCTTGCATGCCTCCTCGTCCATGTTCCCGCTCACCTCGAACTTGAAGTTGAAGATAATGGTGCTGCCTCCCCTTCTCCTTGGTGTGATGCTCACGTACTCGGGTACTCCGCCCTCACCGGCGAGGAAGGCTGTCGGCCTGTCTACCACGCCCTCGAATCCTGTTTTGGCGGCGTAGATGGGCGGCAGCCATGAGGGGGGTTCATCTGAAGGTGGTGGAAGTGGAGGCGGTGGAGGAGGTGACGGTGCAGGTATAGTCGGGGTGGTTATGTCCTCGAGGCCGAGCATCATTTTAAGCCACTTCGGCATCCAGCTGAGAATCCTGTCTGCTGCACCCTTCATGGTGTTAACGATGCCCTCCCCGATAGCGTAGAATACGTCTCCCCATTCTATGGCGGCAATGTATCGAGCCATATATTCTCCGAGGCCGGTTGTGGCATTGTTGACCTGCTGCCAGATCCACATAGGAAGATTGATGGCGAATGATGCTAGGCTGTAGAAGACCGCTCCCCAGTCAACGGTGTCTACCCATTTAGTGAAGGCTGATTCTATGTCTTCCTCTGGCTTGCCGAAGAGCCAGTCGAAGAAGCCTTCCATCCACTCGCTTAGTTCGTTGAAGACGGTGTTCCAGTTGATTTCTCCGAACCAGTTGAGGAAGGCGGTTCCTATGTCACCGGCCCACTCTGTGAGTTTAGTCCATAAAAGTGAGACATAGGTTTTGAGGCCTTTCCAGACTTTATCCCAGTCTGTGGTTTTCCACCAGTCAACGAAGAACTTGGAAATGTCGCCAGCCCATTCCTCAATCGCATTGAACAGGGCCTCGGTGAACGTTTGCAGTTTTTTCCAGACGGCTGTCCAGTCAATTTCTGCCCACCAGGCGATGAACGCGGTGCTTATGTTCCCCGCCCAGGTCTTAAATTTATAATAGAGCGCTCCGAGATATAGCCGGGCCTTGCCCCATACCATGCTCCATTCGATCTCGTCGAACCATTCAGCGAATTTGCTTGAGATGTTACTGTAGGTTTCTTCGATCATGTCCCACGCTTCGTTCCAGTTACCCGTCGCGAGCGCGCGTGCTACGTCCCAGACTCTGGCTGCGAATTTTCCGAAGCCTGTGATGAGGTCTTCTATAACGGGTAGAAAGTCATCAAAGACGTCTAGCGCGGTTTCAGCATAGGGCATTAACCGCTTCCCTAGGCTTACGGACATCGCCTGGATGCGGGACTTCGCCACCTTCATACGTCCTGAGAATGTGTCGAGGATGATGTTGACTTTGGACTGCGCTGACTGCATATCCCCTAGTTTCTTCTCTGTATCAGATATGGTTTCAGAATAGCCGGATAGTCCGATGATGGCCTTCTGGGCGCGTGTGTCGAACTGCCCTAGCCACTTGTTGACGGATTCCTGATCATCTCCGAAGCCCTGGAGGACTCCCCTGACTTGTCCCATGATCTCGTCCAGGGACTTCATCGAGCCGTCTACGTTGTAGAGCTCGAGGCCGGCGTCCTCTGCCTTCGCCGACATGTCGAGGAGCATCCGGTTGAGGAAGGTTCCGCCTGCCTGAGCTGAGCCGAACGTGTTGTCGAGCTGGACGAGAGCCGCCATCGTTTCATCCATGGAAAGGCCTTTGGCGTAGTCTCCGGCTGTGCCTATGCCTGCATCGGAGGCGGCTGAGAAGGAGTCGATGATCTTGCCTGCGTCTTTGGCTTCGAGGCCGAACATCGTCATTGCCGCTACAAGCATATTTGATGCCTCGGCCGTGCCTAGTCCCTCGAGGGCTGCAAGTTGCAGAGAACCTTGAAGGGCGTCTATGGCGTCCTCCCCCTCAAGACCGGCTTTCACGAGGGCCTCCAGCGCCTCCACAGCGCTAGTTGCACTTATGCCGAACTCGGGTCCCAGGGCCATAGCCGCATCGGATAAGGACTCTTTGAGGGCTTCTGCCCCTTCCCCGGTTTCTCCTGATGCTGCTATTATCCGGGCGAGGGCCTCCTCGAAGTCTGCCGCTGCCTTGATTGAGAGGCCTATTCCAGCGGTAGCGGCGGCGCCGGCGAGGAGGGTGCCTTTGGCGATTACTTTGAAGGCTGAGCCGATCTTGTTCTTGATTGAAGTCAGGGTCTTCCCGGTCTCATCTTTGAGCCGGAGCCGTCCTGTGATTATTGGTCCTTCACTCATTGAACTTTCACCTTCTTGCTTAACGCCGTCCAGAAGTATCCTTCAATCTTCTTGGAGGCCCATCTGAGAGCCGGCCTCATGTAGGGTTGGGGGCGGGTCCTGGACGTCCCGTACTCAACGTGGCCAGCATAGTCTACGTGGCGCCCTGTCTTGGGGGTTATCGCGTAGCGCCCCCCAGCGCGGATGCCCGTGTATGTAATGTTCCTCGCTGGCCAGGCATGCCGCTCCTTGCG